GAAGAAACCCGAAATGTTTCAATAACAGAAGAGTACGATGCACTCAAAACCGTCATCGAGGCGGTAATGTCGCTGGTAATGAGAATCTGACCAACGGACGCCGAAGGAATAATTGCTACGACATTACCCAAACCATCTAAAATGTAATAATTGCTACTCGAAGGGTAATGTTGAAGTACATCCTGATAGGATGAGCTAATATACTGTTCCGTTAATGCCCGCTCGGAGAAGTTCATGCTTTCATCCACCCTCTATATGATTTTCTCTGCCCCAAATGCACTGCATACATACATCCTTTATCCAGTTTATTGTTGAGAGAAAACAATTTTAGATTTTCAATATGGACTCTTTCTCCACCCGGAGATAAAAATGTATAGCTTTTACACCATGCTTTTCGTATTGTTTTTGGAATATTTCGGCTAAGTTCCGAAGTCCATCCCTTATGAGTTCTTCTTCTCCCACGAAATACAAGCCCCATTAGTCCGGGATGAAGATCTTTTTCTCGGCAAAATTGGGTCAAGTCATAAATATGAATCATTTCCCCGCTTGGAGATATAAAATCCCAATGCTTTCTTCGACTTTCCGTTGCGGCTTCCCGATGAGACTTTGTTTGTGAAACTCCTGTATGAGATAAACTCATTTTTTGACGAGTAACTTGTGTTGGGTGAAGCCCCATATGAGATTTAGATATTTTGGCCTTCCATTCTGGGGTTCTTACAACTTTTTTTAGAGATTTGGAGCGTTTTCTCTTCGCGTAATCGCTCATATTTGCGGTTGGACAGCCAGCAACAAAGGTGAGATTATAGGTTAATGGGTCTTTAAGAGCGACATCTAACCACTTTTGCTCTTCAGCTAAAAGTTCTTTCTGCGTAATTGTACTTGCCAACGGAGCAACTATTACAAAATCAAAACAAGATGCTCCATACTTATTCCATGCATTTTGCAGATAATCATTGACATGTTTGTTGGTAATGAGGGCACCGACATGATTTTTCCATCGTCGTAGAGCGTTTGTAGAACTGCCAACATAATACTTTCCATTGACTCTATTGACAATCTTGTAGATACCTGTTGTAAACTGCATAATTCATAACTCTTATCTCAAAGCATCCATTGTTTCGTTGATGTACCTCTTACTTTCTTTGATTAACTCTGGGTTTGCCCTGAAATATTCCTTGAAAAGTTGCTTGAGATCGGCGGCTTTTTTCTTGGCGTTTGACTTATTAATCCCGACCTTTTCACAGACCAAAAGCATGTTCCGTGCAATTTCTGACATTTTGGGTTTGCTACCGGCAACCTTGACTTCAAGAATGGGTTTTGATGGCTTTTTCTGCTCGGCAATTTTTACCTTGATCGAGGTGTGTTCCTCGACAACGAAATTCTCTTCCCACGGCTTAAAATAGGTATCCTCGACGATTATTTCCAGATGCATTTTGCCCTTGGAGCTTTCATCCACAAGTCCTTTCAGTCGACGAATAGGCACAGTACATTTACCATCTTTCAGTTTACCCTCGAACATCAATGTAAGGTCTGATGTTTCTACAATCATGCGAGCGAATGCATTCTTGAGCGAGGCGTTCTTCACAGCAACTTCGCATACGAACTCTTCGTCTTTGTCAATGTATAGGGTGTATGGCATATGGTTTTCTTATTCCTCAAGTATTTGGATGTCGATACCCTTGACGGCTCGAACTACCAGTTTCACATCTTCCAATGTTATCTTGATGTCGGTTCTTACTTTCTTTTTTTCGTCGTACTCGGGCTCATTTTTGACTTTACATATCAATCGGATGAACCGTTCCCGTTTTTTCTTGTCGTACGGATTGTACGGTTCTTCGTCTCGTAACCACGGCGGTAATGCCAACTCCCCCGGTATACCGGGATATTGAGGCAATCCACTTACAATCTCTTCGACGAGGCGACACTCAGACCACTTCCAATTGGCGTTCTTCCAAAGAACGTCGCACGTGCCCCATTTGTAGCAAACTCTCATTCTATAAATATGTATCTGGATTTCCTTACTTCACATCATAGATAAATATTGTCTATATCAGGGATCATTCACTTCCAAATACTTTGGAGGAACGGATTCGTATATAATAACCGTATCTTCCGTAGTTCCTTCAGAGTAAGCGTTGGACAAGTCGTGTGTTCCCGGCTCCCACGCCTTGATTTTGCCCGCAATGAAATCAATCACTTCAGCTTCAGTGTGGTTGGGCTCCTTCGTTACATAGGGAGTGAAACCGTCTTTTTTCATCAAATCCGTTCGGATAGTAATAACGACTGGCCCGTAAACATGAGTAATCCAATCGGGTTCGGTGCTGGTAAAAACCGCATAATGAATGTGCCGGTTGGACATTCCTCGGCCTTTATGAATGGCTAAAAGACCTTTCTTACGAATATCTTCCACGTTCTCTTGTACAGTGGCATGAAAAAGAACTTCTGGATGTTGCCAGAAAAACGCATTGAACTTGTCCTCCACCATTCCCGTCAACTCACCGACCAATCTCTGACATTCCGTGCTGTAAATCCAGTGCTTTTTTTCCTTGACATGTGGCCATTCAAGGTCTATTATGTTATCATTCCAAATGATGTACTCGGTTCCTCCCAGATCAACAACTTCGGCGTCTTTTCCATTTGATGTAAGATATTGAAGGATAGCATCTTTCCCTTCCAAATCCTCCAACTCAAATCGATCCACATCTTCTTCCATTGAGCGGCGAACCATATTTGGTCCGTAGAAGCTGGAAATGCGGTAATCTTTCTTCCGCCCCTTGTTCCAAACAAAGCCGTGGGAGCGGTAGAACTTGTTCAGCTTGGCTTTGTATCCTCGGTCAGCTTCAGGTGACAGGGTGATAATCAACTTGTTCTCATCGGCGAACTTCTTGAGTTGATTCATTATGGAACTGCCTATTCCTTTCCCACGGAACTCTTTCTTGATTCGGAGATTACTGACGTGAAGGACATCGAGTTGATTGGTGATGTAAAAGTACAATTCCTCAATCTCCTTCATGTACTGATTCATCAGGAAATGACGAAACTGCTGCGTCTTTTTGGCTATAGCAGTATCTTCGGCATATTGTTCTACCAATGTCGTCAGGTTTATCATACCCTTCCTTGTAAATCTTTCAATGCTTCTGCTTTTTCTGATGGCTCATACTCATGACCATCAACCCATATTCCACTGATGGAACGATTCAACAAATCTATTCCCTTGCCGACAAAGCAAATTTCACTTTCGTCCCGCACACTTGGGGTCATACCTCGCCTTACTCTGCTCCATACATAATCGTAAGTAAATGCATCAACACCAAGACTCGTAATGTAATCATAGGGAAGGTAGGGAGAATGATCGTGTTCCCCCACTGGAATATTGAATCTTTTCACAAACTGTTCCGGCTTTGTTTCATCTGCTTCGAGCTCCATTCCTGATCCGCGTAATGCAGTTGCGAGGTAAGCCATGACATCATCCAAAACCAAAACTCTGACGCCTTCGACTCTGAATTGGAGCCCAGTGTCTCCGTGCATTTCAGAGAACAAGCCAAGAACTTCAGAGTTCACTGATGTACTGAAAGTTTCATTTTCCGATACCTCTCCATGTTCTATTCCGTAAATCCCATTGATTAGTATGTCAATGAGACCTTCAGGAGGAGATCCGTGGTAAAGCCAATCGGACAATAACTCGACGTGATTTGTCAATAGGAATTGAGCCAGAGATTTGTCAGGAAAGTGTCGCCGTTCTTCTTTTATCAATGACTTCAATTTGATCATTACAATGCTACTCCTGCTTTGGGGACAATCGCGAATCTAGAGTATGGAGGTGATGCCGAACCTCTATCTAAGCTTCCATCTTTCAATACGATTTCAAGGAATCCACTCCCAACTTCGAGCGGAACGATATACCATACTCCTTGAACCTGATTCAATGGTATCTTTTCGGCAACATATTCATTATCTGTTGTCTGCCCAGTGACATCCTTGGCAGATTTGGTTAGTTCTTTGGGAACTGCCACGATGACTCCCGGCAAGGGTCGAGTCGGTTCTTTATCAAAGGGAGCAAATCCTCCAGCATAACTGTGAGCCGTCGCCCAGTCTTTTCCAAAGTAAGTAAACTCAATCCCACCGAGATTGTATTTGGCATTTGATTTGATAAATCCTTGCTTCTTGGCTTGTATCCATTCCGCCATATTCATTCCACGGAACACATACCGGTCGCCATACTTGATCATATCACCCGCAACAAAATAATCCACGGCATCTTTAGGAGTACGAAATGATTTCACTGTTCGGGTGTAATCAGCTCCGGGATATGCTGGGCGTTGCACGCTTCTTCCTCTCTTAGGAATGTAGTCAAAAGAATATCGCTCACCGTCAATCCAACTCCATCCCGTTTTGGCACTGGTCAATGTCCAATCATAGGTAAGAAGCCAAGAAAGAGTATCTCTTTCCTTGAAGAAACGATACAGAAGTTGTTTCGCCTTTTCTACTTCTTCAAGAGGAATATCGTCCTTCACATTCATAGAAGGTTTGACTTCAGAAAGCAATGATTTCAGTTTAATCACAGATTTGTCCTCAAGTACTCTACGAACTGGTGGTCGTTACCGGGGTTGCGGTTGGAACTCTCGTGCTCGTACTTCTTGAACACTTCCTTGCCGCGATGATTGATAAGGTAAACTACATTATTTGGGTCGGTTGCATGAGTGGCAAAAACAGCCATCGACTTACCAGAGTCCCAATCCCAACGTACCATCATCTGAGAAATCTCAAAAAGTTTTTCTGGAACCGCAAACACCGAAAAGACCCCACGAAAATATGACCCATCCCAGTTCCAGATCGTCCATTCATTCTTTTCTTCTGGTTTGGGTCGGCCCGAAGTTTCCCACGCGGCTTTCTTGCAGTAGTTCAAATCACGAAAGTCGTTGTTATAGATATGAGTGCTGTTTGGCATTCCTCCGGACCATCCAGCTTGAGCCCACGCATCTGGGCCACTAAATATGTCTCGTTCTGGGGGTCTTCGGTAATACCATTGACGAGGAGGTGTGGTTCCTCCATGACGAGTCGGCTCATAGAATCCGTAAGCGCCTGATTCTTTGTTTCGAGTAGTTAGCACATCCATAGCCGCATTGATCATCTGCATATCGTGGGTTTTTTGCACCGTGTTCTGAGGATGCTTGTCAGGGTGATGCTTCAAAACAAGCTTTTTGTATCGAGACTTCAGTTCATCATCAGAAAGTGAAGAGGCGTCTTTGACTCCAAATTTTGCAAAAATCTCTTCGGCATCGCTGTAGCTCAATGCTTCCAATAGATAGGATTTACTTTCCGCCATTCGATAATCCTCGCCTTCTTTTAGCAGTCCGTAATAAGTGTTATAGTCAATATGTCTATCTACATGAAATCCTTTTTTTTCAATCCAATTACACGCAGCATCCAGTTGTTCTTTCTGAGGAGGATAATCATTCCATACAATAGTATTTTGGGGTCGTTGTATGAAAAACCTAAATCTTCCAGATTCAAAATGACTAATACCTAATTCCGAATGATCTATTTCCATTACATTAGGAAGAACTTCATCGTAACCAGTAACCGCGCCATATGCGTCCACAGAGCCAAGCAACCCCCTCTTCGCATCCATCGATGTTGCTTGAGAGTGTGGGCTTAGAACTTCAGTTAATAATGACTTCAACTTTATCATATTCTTTCTATCCAGAACTCCTCGTTATTTAATGATTCTCCATTCAAAGGGTTAACTGAAAGTTGTCTATATGGTATTTGATACTTTTCAATAAGTTTCTGTAATATCTTACCGTATAGTTTTTGTCGATTTTCTTCATCGGCGGAAAATGTAATATATTTAATTTTTTCTTCATTGACATAATAATTTAGGATAGATAGAACCTTAGTAAGTATTTTGAATGGATTTCCAGTTCCAGTAATTCCCACTTGACTTTTTTTCACGGCAATTTGATATTGTTGATTGGTCTTGAAATATGATTTCTTTGGCGACCTCGGGTTATTCAACAGCATAAATTTAACATCGGCAATTCGGGCATCCTTGAACAAAGACAAGTTTATTTCCAGTTTATACTGCATTCCGTCAATTTCGAATGGAATATTTTTACCGCCCAAATTTTTTATGTTATTGATATCTTCTGGAGAAATATTACTAATATCCAAGGATTCGAGATAAGCGTTTATGCTTTCTTCAGTTAATAATGACTTCAACTTTATCATAGACCCGCAATCTGCTTGGCAATCGCCAATGCTTCTTCTTTGCTGACATTTGGATTGGAAAACCAAACGTCCGTCACTGCCCCCAAAATCTTGGCGAACATAGGTCCGGGCTTGAGACCCAACGCCATCAAATCGTTTCCATTGATTGGGAGGTTAGGCTTCTTGACTTGGATATTCAGCCCTTCCAGACGCTTACGAACAAGATCGATCTGATTCGGCATCGCCGAAGCATCGGCATGAGAAATATTGTCGGCGTGGACCAAATCCAACACTCTTTCTAACTGGTCACCCATATTTATCTTGAACTTTCGCAGGGTGGAGTCCTTGATTTTGGCTTCATCCTTTCCATGTTTCAAAGCCATATGGCTTCCAACACCAAGTTTCACCGCATCGATTAAATCATTTGGGTATTTCAAGTTCCGCATGATTCGTTCTGCGATTGCCGGCCCCTCATTTTCATGCCCATAAAAATGAACCCCCGTCGGAGTTTCCGAACGAGTGACAACTTTGCCGATGTCATGGAACAAAGCCATAAGCCGAGTGACCAGATCGGGCTGTGTTTGCTTGAGCACTTCCAACGTATGCTCGAAAACATCATGCTTGTGCCATTTATTCTGGGTCATTCCCACTGTCTGATGTAGTTCCTTGGCGATATAGGGTAATAGACCCGTATCCCGAAGTAATCGAATGCCACGATCAGGAGTATCGCTCCGAAGAATGTAGTTCAGTTCATCACGGATACGTTCCCGCGAGGTGTTGTGAAGCCGATGGAGGTTTCTCTTGATGCCTTCTTTGACTTCAGGCGTAAGTTCCCACCCAAATCGGTTGGCAAATCGAATGACGCGGAACATACGAAGAGCATCATCCCTGTAAATCAAATCGGGGTTGACGGCGGTACGAATAATCTTTGCCTTGATATCGGCAATACCACCCACCGGGTCAAGAATCTCACCCGTAGAGACATTCTTGTAAATGGAATTGATAGTCAAATCACGTCGTTCCGAGTCTCCTTTCAGAGTTGAATACTCAACTTCTGTTGGTTTGCGTGTATTGGGGTCGTGATACTGCTCCGAACGAGGCATCACGGCTTCCAAATCTTCGCCAGTCAGATCCACTCCGTTGTGCGTGGCTCCGTCCAGAACCATTTTGGCGGTTCCAAACTTTGGAAAAACAACTGGATTGGACATCTGGGCGTAGTACTCTGTTCGAGCATTCAAGTACTGGGCCAATGACTTTCCTTCTGGGTCGTCGCTAAACAGCCGTCCCGATGGTTCCACTCTGACATCGGGGGGAAGTACGGGTGGAGGTGTCGTTGGGCCTTTGTAGTTCCCAATCTTCTTGGCCAGCCAAATGGTAAAATGGACTCCGCCCTGTGGTTTATCAACTACCACGTCGATGTCTTTTGGCACCATGCCCATGATTTCATCACGCACAAATCCACCCACAGCATAAACTTTGCCGTCCCACTCTGTTCCTTTGATGGTGCTTTTCAGGAATGCCTCAACGTTTTTTGCTTTTGTTCCTTCCATAATCATGCCACGGAGCCTAACAGAATTCACCTGTTTTGTCAAGAGTTTTGGCAACAATGACTTTAGCTTAATCACAGGTTGTAGTAGGACTTCACCCCTCGGTCAGAATATTCGATCATATTCACGGGAACTCGGGCAAATCGTTGAGCTTCTCGAACAAAGTTCTTCCCCATTCCTTTTCTCACATACGCTAAAGTCATGTGCGGGTTGTACTCTGGGTGAGAATCATGGTTGGGAAGTTTGCAGAAGATTTCATTCAAGGCCCGAAGCTCTTTCCCCTCAACATCAAACTTCACCACGTCATAACATTTATCCTCAAATAAACTTGTCCCACGAACCTCAAGCATAAAGGGGAGGGTTTCTCTCAATATTTCTCGCATTTGCTCTTGGGAATAGCTTTCAGTCAACCCGAATTTGATAGTTATGTGCGGCGTAACCTCTCTGCCGTGATTCTCTTCTTCCGTGTACAGAACATCCTCTCCAATTAGACGATTATTGAACTCAAGGATTTTATAAGACGTTTCTTCATCGAGCCGTCCCATCACACACCCATAGTCGTAGCGACCTTCCAGTAGTAATTGTAAGTTGATCATTTCATTTTCCGATGTGATTAGAAATCCATTCCCGAGATTGCCCGAATGTTCTTCTTCCAGTTGATGTTTCCTTGTTTATCGGCTTGAATGGGACAGAATCGATCCGCCAAAAAATCAAGATATTTGCCGGGTTTTCCGGCCGTAATCCATCGCTTATAGTTGTTGCGGATCGTGTTCATCGCAATTCTGCGTGCTCGATTGACATCACCCTTCGTATCAATAGACTTGATTCCATAGGGATATTTTGTTTTGTCGCCGCCCTCTAAACGATAAATGGCATCTGCTAACTTCTCAATATATTGCTCCGGCAAAGTTATCTTTGAGAAATCGGGGACATCGACGTGAACAGCACCTACGTTCGTCGCGGGTTCCTGTCTTACTATGGGAGGTGGGGCATCCATTTCAAGTAAATAGTTGGCATTGTAGATTTGTTTGATTTTCGTGGAGGCGAGTGTAAGAGCCTCTTCCGTACCGAAATGAAGAGGTTCGGGCCATTTATTGTATTCCACCCAAGCATAGTTATCGTTTTCCCAGTTCAACTTTGGCTCGAACTCTTTATCGATCACGGCAAGGTAGTTGAAATACCTGAAATCTCCATCTTTGAAGAGGTATAAAACCCGTAGGTTGAGTTTTCCTTCGTATCCCGTTTCCTCTATCATTTCTCGCTCGGCGGCTTTGACAGCACCTTCCCCCGGTTCTATTTTCCCTCCAAATCCTCCCCAAGTACCGGGCTCCCTGACATCGCGTGATCGAAGCCCAAACAAAAATCGACCTGTATTTCTGGCTAGAAAGATGCCGCCCGCCCCCTGCGTCCCCCAATATCCACCTTCAGGAGCTTCTTCTTTCTGGAGCGATTGAAGTATGGATGTTAGTTTCAAGTTGTTTGGCATATAAACATTACTACCGAGAGCACAAGACTCTACACCTAAATAAATATAGGAATGAAAGGTGTTCTTCTACGTTGTTTCTATATTTATTGAGGAGAGATACATCCTAACAGAATATCATTTTATGCCCACAACACTTTTGGATCAGGACAGGATTAGGTTTCCGGGAAGCGGCTCGGCAGTATCAGGGAGTACTGCGTTACACATTTACGACAACGATGGTATGTTTCAAGCCGATTGCTATGCGGGCATGGTGTGGGCAGCTTATCGCCTCGGCTATCCAAATGTTGATATTGAACTCATTGACAGACACTTCTACATGGCATTTGAAGAAGCCGTCAACGAATACAGCAAAGAAGTTAACCACTACAACATCATCAATAATATTTTCTCAGTTCAAGGGCAAACATTGGAAAGTCTGGGAAACATGACAGGAAGATTTGTCGCTGGATCTGGTCTTTCGTATGTCATTACTCTTGCCAAAGATTATGGGTCTGAAGTTGGGACTGGTGGAAGAGTCGATTGGAAAAAGACATTTATTCAAGTTCAAACCGGGGTACAAGATTATGACCTTCAAGCTTTGATCGGAGATGAAAAGGAAAACTGCAATCGCATTGAAATCAAACGTGTTTTCCATGATATGCCACCCGCATCGGCTCGTATTTATGACCCATTTTCCATGACTGGAATGAGCTATTCCAACGTTCTGCAAGAACTTGGGTTTGGTGCTTACTCACCGGCCGTTCAGTTTTTGATGACGCCAATCTTTGAGGATTTGCTCCGTATGCAAGCTATTGAGTTCAATGATATGGTTCGCAAATCAGCGTGGTCATTTGAAATCAAAAACAACAAAATACGCTTGTTCCCAATTCCAACATACTCTTATAAGATGTGGTTGGAATACATCGTGGAAGCCGAACGGGGTGGGTCGGTTCTTACCAATAGCGGTTCAGCCGTTGCGTCTGACTTTGCAAACCTACCGTACTCTTTTCACGTCTATTCCCAGATCAACGACCCGGGCCGTCAATGGATTCGAAAGTACTTTCTCGCAATCTGCAAGGAAATCCTCGGAGCCATTCGTTCGAAGATTCAAGTCATACCCGTTCCCGGTGGGGACATTACGTTGGATGGTGGAGAATTAAGACAAGAGGCCCAACAAGAAAAACAAGAATACATTGCCGACTTGAGGGAAATGTTGGCCCAATCTGGAAGGTTTGGACAAATTGAAAAACAATCGGCTATGGCTGAACAATTGCAGGAAACGTTGAAACGGGTACCAACAATGATATACTGCGGATAACGATTTATGCAAAGAATATGCCCATATTGTCAAACTCTTATGATTTACAACAACCCAAAGAGTTTATGGAATGCCAAAAAACAACTGATTTCGGATATTGTTTATAAAGGAGGACAATAATATGGGATTACTTGGCAGGTGGATGAGCGAACGAGATCTCAAGCTAATAAATAGTATTTCGGCTGAACTGATGGGCGATGTGCTCCAAACCGAAGTGATACTTTACAAACTTTGTCCCGATGCAACAAAAACCAACATTTACGGCGAAGGAGCCGAAGGCAAGACTTTCTATTCCGGTATTGAAATGACGGCTCTCATCGAACGAGCGGACATTGGAACCGAGCAAGATGATTTTGGCCCAAACCGCAAGCAAGATGTGGTGTTCAAGTTTCGAGAAAAAAACATGCGACTCGTCAACTTTTTTCCAGAAGTCGGAGATATCGTATTGTTCAACGAACGTTACCACGAGATCGACAACGTAGTGCAAGAACAGTTCCTTGGCGGTATCCCAGAAAAAAGTTTTAGCCTTATAGTCAATACTCACTACTCTCGTTTGAGCAAGTTGAATGTGGTAGAAAGACAATCATAAAATGCCAAGCTGGAAAGGAAATCCCACCAACCCCGCCCCGAACACTGAGCGGGAACCCATCACACGCTCCGAAAAACCCATCGGAGATAATCGAGCCCTGCACGTTAGACGCGACACAGACGGGCAGAAAAACATTACTATTGGCTTCTATGATATCGATGAAACCATTCTCCTTCATCTGGAGAGGATAAACCTACGGGTTGTAGATAATGGTCAACTTATCAAAGTTCCAGTGTTCTATGGATCGCCCGAAATGTGGACGGCGGCAAGACGAGATGGATACCTTCGGGATAAACAAGGCAAAATCATCCTTCCCATCATGGTTCTGAAAAGAACCAACTCGGGAGACGAAGAAAACCTTCGCTATTTTCATCGTTATCTGAAGTCGTCAGTAATGAAAAAGTACTCCACAAAGAACAAGTACACTCAGTTTGCCATCCTCGGGGGGCAGAATGCTCCCGTCAACGATGTGTATAACATTGTTTTCCCAAACCATATGAAGTTGACCTATCACTTCATCATCTGGACGGAATATGTGGAACAGATGAACAAAATCGTGGAAGACATCCGCTTCAATACGGGTGATTACTGGGGAAGCAAAAAAGGATTCAAGTTCCGCACTCAAATTGAAGGATTTGGTCATACAACTGAACTTCAAGTAGGAGAAGACCGCGTTGTCAAAACCGAGTTTGATCTGGTCACTCACGGATACATTCTTCCCGAAACAATTACCACACTTGAAAACCAAAAATCCACGATGGAGAAACTTTTTACCCCGAAGAAATTCATCATCAATACGGAAGTTGTAGCAACAAATTTCGACCTGACTCAATTTGATGCCAATCGTGAAAAATGGCGCAACCCCAACTACCCTAACTTACCGAAAGATGAAGTCATTCCACCACCCGGAATATCAGTCGTGGATAGTGTCACCGACCAGTCATCTGCTTTGGCCGCGAGCATCGTCGCTACTTTGAAATCGGTTACCGCCGGATCTAATCCCACCGTGATCGAAGACAGTACGACCGCGACCACTCCATCTTTGCGAGTGGTTCCTGTACCCCCAGACATTGGTGGAAGTGGAACGGACGGTGACATGGCATACGATGAGCAGTATCTTTACATTTACTCAAGTACCCGATGGCGTCGAGTAGCCATCGCTCAGTTCCAATAAGAAACCTATGGCATACTATCTGAAAGCAAAGGATGTTTTCATCCAACGAAGAACCGCAGATGGCAAGTTTGAGGAGTATGGACTTTTAGTCGCTCCAAATAGCTTTATCATGTGCGATTCCTGCAACAATCTTGTTGCAGTTCCCTCGGAATCCATACAACTCATTTCGGCCTCATACGCCTTGACTGCTTCATTTGCTTTGAACGGTGGAGGTGGTGGAGGAGGAACTGTTATCGAGAGTGGTTCCTATTGGAATATCACTTCGTCTTGGGCAACTACCGCATCTTTTGCCCTAAATGGTGGTGGAGATGGGTCGGTTGATTTATCTGCCTATCTTTCATCCAGCACCTTTTACACTTGGGCCAGTTCCTCATTATCATTGTTCTTTGGGACTTCATCATTTGCAATCAGTGCATCGTGGGCACCTTCCGCAACTTCGGATTTGTCTATATACCTCTCATCGAGCATATTCAATAACTGGACCGGATCTACTTCGTCAAGTTTCAGTGGAACGGCATCTTCCGCAATATCTGCTTCATACGCGCCATCATCGGGTCCATCTTTATGGCTCGTCACGGCATCAACTTACCCAATCACATCCAGTCAAGCAATCAATGCCATAAATGCAACCTATACAACCCAGAGCATTTTTACAACTCAGTCCATAGTAGCCACGGCATCTCTGTGGGCAAGTAGCAGTGTTCAAGCAACTATGGCCACAAGTTCTGTTGTTGCAAGTTCTAGTTTTTATGCTTCAAGTTCAGTATGGGCCAGTTGGGCAAGTCAATCAATATTCACAACCCAGTCGATCTATGCAACCCAGTCGATCTATGCAACCCAGTCGATCTACGCGACGAGTTCGATTACGGCAACCAGTGCATCGTGGGCATCTAGTAGTATTTCAGCATCCTACGCCATCAGCGCATCAGGAGCAATAACATCGTCTTTTGCCTTTACGGCATCTTTTGCAACAACGGCATCTTATGCTCCATCATTATGGCTCATCACTGCATCGATCTATCCCATCACGGCCAGTTGGGCCAATTCGGCTTCCGTAGCTAACACGGCTTCGGTTTCTATCTATGCGATTGACGCCCTCGCCGCCGATTATGCTCTGGTAGCTACTTATTCTGAATTTGCTGATACTGCGTCATGGGCGTCTCATTCATTTTCGGCTTCCTATGCAGTATCAGCAAGTTGGGCTCCAATGCCAGTGTTTCCTAATATATCGACATACCTGTCTTCAAGCACATTCAATAACTGGACCGGATCTACTTCGTCAAGTTTCAGTGGGACGGCATCTTTTGTAATATCTGCTTCATACGCTCCATCATCAGGTCTATCTTTATGGCTAGTCACTGCATCGACGTATCCAATCACCGCGAGTCAAGCTGAGACTTCATCCAATGTTGTCGGCAGCGGTATAGTTCAAGGTTCAACCTTCCAAGCCACCGGAAGCATTTTCAACTATCAAACCGCCACTTATACCCTTCTCAATACAGATAACGGAAGGATGGTCAGTATCAACAATTCCTCCGGTGTCAATTTGAATATTAGTGCGGCTTTAGATCCGGTGTTCAGTTGTATGGTTTATCAGAGTGGAAGTGGACAAATCACATTTACCCCCGAAAGCGGTATCAACATCAGAAACAAATCGACGTTTACGAAAACTTCTGGACAATATGCTGTGGCTACCCTCCTGCGAGTGAATAGTACCGATTTCATTCTGGCAGGAGATTTGGCATAACATGTTTTATGTTCTAACATTACGATACATCTTCCCCGGGGGCTCCTTCATTTCCCCATATGATGGGTTTGAGAGTTCTAGTCTTAACTCCCTATTAGATAAACAATTTGGAGGAAGAGGTGGGTGGTCGAGTTCATTGATGCCAGCGGCTTACTCCGATCGATTCAACGATATAGGATTAAAAACAGAAGATACGTTTGAGTCCTACACTTCTGGGTCAGACATTATCGGGTTAAATGGTGGAACTGGATGGTCAACCCCTTACTCGGGTAGTATATCCAATTATGCTGGTCTAGTTGCTTTTGATGGTTTTGAAGACTACACATCTGGGTCAAGCATTATCGGGTTAATCTCCGGGAGTGGATGGTTAGGAACATTTTCAGATATATAAGATAGAGAAAATAATATGGCAACATCAATTACCTATATCAGTGGAAGTACCGCCAACACAGTAGAAATGGCCGCAATATTGAATAATTCTCACTTCGCCAGATCATTCGATATGGGGTCTAATTGGACAAATTTAAGAATTGGAATCCGGTGGATTTTCGTCAACCCCCCACTCCTTGGAGGAGCACCTATCAACCCGATTACTGGGGTTCCGTTTTTCTTCATGGGACTTTCTCATGGAACATCCAGCGTAATGGGAGATAGCTATGTATCTCATTCCGTTGGTCTTGCTGTATCTGGGTCATCGTGGAATTACGGAGCTTCCGGTGCTCCAGTTTATTCTATCCCGGCATATATTGGATGTGTAAAAACCGGATCAGTTCTTACTTATTTCGGACCGGGATATGATGGAAACACTCCAACGGTATATATTTCCGGATCAGGCATTACTCAGGGAACATCATGTAGAGTAAGTATGTTGTTCGCAGATTTCCAGAGAAATACTCCCAATACCTTTTTCACAATGTCGGTATTTTTCCGAAGAAATGCATCAGCCGATAATAATACCACTAGCGACCTTCTGTATTATGGACAACAAACAACTCCTGTTCTTACTAACTATGAATACACGTCAAGTGTTTCTTTTTTACCAATAGATGAAACGGGCAATGGCACATTGGATTCAGTATGTATTATGTGGGACAAAAGTGCTCCAAATCCTTGCATTGCTGACATCGCTATATTCAAACTTGCGTAAGAGACAATATGTCATCACTAATCCAAACATTTATTAGCACCGGACCTTCAGAACAGGTGATTCAGATGGCCAGTTCTAGTTTTGCCAGAACCATGACCATCGGCACGGACTGGAAAAAAATCCGCGTTGCCTGTAGAATAGGCGCAAATGGAACCAACAATTCACCCGTAAATCCAACAACCGGAAATCCAACATTGTTTATAGGAGTTTGTAGTGGGACATCCAGCATTTTCACTGGGGCTCTCAAGGCGTATACATCACATTCTGTCGGTCTAATGACATCGGGGTCGCAATGGGGATATGGAGCTTCAGGTCAGGCACAATACACCCTTAGTTCATCGTATTACATTGCTTGTGCAAAAACAGGATCGACACTAACAACCTTTGGGCCGGGAAGGAAAGGCATAGGAGGGGGCACTATTGATGGAAGTTTAGCTCTCTCCAGATCCGCCATTGCTTTCAAGGGAAGGACTGCTTTGTTTGTGGATTTGGAAAAAAACGCGGCAAGTACCTACGTCACAGAATCTATTTGTTATTGGTCTGTGCAAGCTAGTCCAATTGATCTTTCATCGTCGCAATTTATCTACTACAGCCAAGCCGTTGGAGATCCATTAATCACTGGTCATACTCATACTGGAAGTTGGTACATTCCAATAGACGAGACAACTAATGGGGTATTGGACTCGGTAAATTTTTCGTGGAATCTAAACTCGCCAAAGATTGTCATTGCTGACCTGTTGGTACATAGGTTTTTTTAACCCATTGAAGTGAAGTTCACGGAGTCCATACAAGGAGCAGGTTTGCCCTGAACTTCTTTGGGATACCCCTTATCATCGATGGGAGTCAATCCCTTGGCTTCGAAAACGGGTTGAGCATCCTTGCGAATGAATTCTTTCATTTCTGGGCTTTCCAACGCTTCATGATAACACACTCTCCACGGCTTGATGATGGGGTTACCAGCTTCACTCAACCCAGTGCTATTGTAGATTTCACGAGCTAGAGTTTTCCATTTGGATGCCGCCTTGTGCTTCCATTTATGCTTGTCTTCATTCCACGTTTCGGCAGGGTATCCAATCTCAAAGGATAGACGAGAGTTGTCCTCAAAGATGGTCGTAATCTTGTTGTCACCTTCGTAAATGATCCACTCCTTGTGTTCATGGAAAATGCCTTCGAATATCCATCCTTGGTTTGGATTTTTCAGCGTCTCGATTGTCTCTCGGACAATGATTCGGACAAGTTCTTCAAGGTTATTCTTCATCTTCATACGGCACTTCAAATTCTGGGTTAGCTTTTACAAATCGTTGAATGCGTTCAAATAGTGTCCCACGTGCCTCCAACAAATCCCCTGCTCTGGTATCAGAGTAGTAGGATGGTTTTTTGGGAGGCTCTGGTGCCATACCAAGCTTGCTTGGAGTTGATGGCACAGATGGTCTAACTGTTGGTTTGGGGGCTACAGGTTGCAATGGAACTGTCCCCGGTGGTTCTGGTGCCATCGGTTCCCATTTTGTTCTCAAATACTCACCTAAAGAAGTCAAATGCTTGCACATCCCTGTTCCCAGATCCGTATTCTTGGTCTTGGGTGGTTGCCCATTGTTTTGATTCAACGAGTTCGCTCCCGTAGTCCCTGCTCCAGCTTCAGCATTGCGATATGCAAACCGATAACGATAGTCGGGGCAAGAACAATCCACCATACACTGCAAATCCTTGGCACTATCCACTTGCTCAACGTTTTCTTTCAGGAACCGAACATATCCTTGATGACGTAACCCAGTTGTATTCCACGGCTTTTCGGACTTGTAAGAGAATGTCCACGCCTCGTGACCATCCATCGTCGTTACGCCAAGAGATTTGGGCTTAACATGAAATGCTCTAGTCTTACGTCCCGTATCCGTCCGTCTCCACAAGTCCATAAAGGACATCGTTTCGGTCAGAACTTTCCGCATCATTTCGGCAAATGAAATCATATTAAGAGCCGTACTCTT